CGCATACTTCCGCACATTTCCGGAAACGCCAAAAATGCTCTTCCCATAAACAATATTATGGCTCTAAAAACAGGCTTCCCATAAACAATATTATTTGCATTTAGATTCCCGTCCCCCTTAATAGTCTGTGCCCCAGCCAGGAACTGGTTAGCCGCAATAACCTGGTTAGAGGTCCCCGGCGTGTAGGTCTTAGCGGCTATTTCCGCCATGATTCCCGTCAATGGATTTCCGTCTTTATCTACGATCACTTTCCCTTTGCGTACATCCAATGCCGCTGCTGTTATCACATCCAGGTCAGCGCCATCACCGCCCCCAGGTATCCATATCTTACCCATTACTGCTCCTTTCCAATACCGCCAGTATCTCGACCTTCTCGCCTTTTGTCAGGTTCCTGTAACCTTCCAGAATATCTGCCGGCTCCTCTCCTTGATTCTTCCGAATCTGCAAGGCCCGGATGATGATATTTCTTTGGATACTGCTTATCACGACATCACACCTCCTATCACGTCTGCCAATGCAATAGTCAGTTCCGCATTTTCCTGCTGGAGCTGCTTTACCTGCTGTTCTTGAGTAGGGATATATTCAATAGGCGTTATTCCATCAGCCTTATAAAACACGCTGTTAATGTACTTATCCCCTATCTCACAGGGATACTGCGTGCATTCCACTGCATACGCATTGTTCCCATGGCTTGCTCTTGCCAGGCGATTTGCCAGTTCATAATCATCACAGGGGGTTATATTCCTGATTGTATCCTCCCATATTATTGCATAAATTGTATGTGCAACCATTCCAGTTGTCCTCCTCTCTCTAATATCCCCATCGGATAATTGCTATGCCAGATCCACCAGCGCCACCGTTATACCAGCTGCAGCCTCCGCCTCCACCAGAACCCGTGTTAGTATTTCCGTTCCCTCCAGAACCAGAAGCATTCCAGTTGGTACCAGCTCCGCCGCCATCAGCTCCACCACGGCCACTGTAATCCGCTCCTGCACCCCCACCGCCTGCGGAATATAGGGTTCCTGAAGATTCCCCGAAGGCGCGTGTTGTCCTTCCTTGCCCATTGCCGCCAGCATAGACGACATTACCATGACTGCTAACTCCTGCTCCGCCATTGCTCCCACCATCTCCTCCGCCGCAAAGTGTTACACCCGGTGCGTAATAGGACCCCCCACCGCCACCGGAACCACCACTTCCACCCTCATTTCCACCGCCATTTCTTCCCTGCCCCGGCCCTCCCCCTTTTGCCGTAAGATAATTTCCCACAACTGTATTTCCCCCAGCTCCTCCGTTATTTCCAGACCCATTATATATACCTGCTGCCCCTCCATTTCCAATGGTCACCGGTATTTTCTGACCTGGGGTAACTTTAACATCTTTAACAGTGACGGTGTATCCACCGCCTCCACCAGAACCATTACCGTACCGACTATTTCCGCCAGAACCTCCGCCCGCGCCTCCACCAACACCAAATATATCAATAGCACCAACACCTTCTGGAACAGTGAACTCTCCCGAGGATGTGAATGTCTTTATTCCTTTTGCTATTACCTCAACACAGGAAAATGCATCTGGATGTATCCATTCGATATTATTCTTTGAAACATAACTGAATGCCTTAAGATAATAGGTCTTATTTGATACGAAACCATTTACGACTGCATTGGATATCCCAGAGGCCATGACATTACTGCCATAACCTTTATAATATCTTGTTCCATCATCAACGTTTTCTGGATAACCGTCTGTTTTTCCCACGATGATTACTCCTGAAAACGGCCCCTTCAATGGATTTTGCCATGTAAACATGATTGCCGTGGAAGAGTACACGGCACCATTAAAAGACAGTATACTCTGTACATCCATCTCACCCTCTATGACTTCATCATTGCTGTCCGCTGTTAATGCAGTCTCGCCCTTTAGTATATGGGCCTTTACCACGGTCACATCATCTGAAGTGATGCCTCCGCTCCCGCCTGTCATCAATATTTCTCCCATCTATCTTTACACTCCTTTCAAGCCCACGGTTAGGTCAATCGTGGGTTTCTTATTGTAGCATTTAAATGTTGCCTGCCCATCTGCCGTGTCCCCATCGTCAATCATTCCAAATGCCTTGTTATACGCTTTCACCTGTTCCGGCGTTGCCCCATCTGCAATCACCTTTACCAGTATGGGGTTGTCCTCCGTTGTCAGCCCCTCTATCGGCACAGTCTGGGTATATGGGGCCGCGGTGCTCCATCCGGATGCCTGGAGCGTGACGAGTACAACATGGTTCAGGGCATTCACTGCCTTATTCGTGGTGTTAATGTCATTAGGACCAAACACATCACCTTCCTGGCTATACACAGTCACATCCTGAATTTCTGATTTTCCTTCCCCATCCTGGATTATCTGATACTTTCGGTTGCCCTCAAACACATCTGCCTTGTAATCTGTCTTTAATGCCATTCTTGCCTCCTGTTTCCTATTGCCCTCATGCCCAGCCTAAACACCAGACGCTGCTGTCCACTCACCATGCTGTCATACATATCTCCCAGGTCCTTAAGTATCTGTTCAATATCATTTGCCTGGTAAATACTTTCATATGTTATTTTTACGGGGGTGGCCGGAGTACTGGCCTTCGTATAATAGGCAGCCCGCAGCGTTTTAATGTTGTCCAGCAGCCTGGACATCTCCGTATCCGTCCGGAAGTCCTCCATCTTCCATGCCTTGGTCTGTATGGTCACCCCCAGACGCCCCGCCAACAGCGCACAGGCCTCTTCCACACGGTTTAAGTCTGTATAGGCTATATATGCCCTATCTGTGTCATCGGCCAGGTCTGCGGCCGTCCTATCCGTTATCAGCGTTTCCAATACCGTACTCATCTTACCTTCACCTCCGCCGTTACCTTACGCCTACTAAACTTAAAATCCAGCTTCGTGATATTGCCCGTCATTGTCCCCCGGAAACCGGTAAATACATTCACACGGTTTCCCAGCTCCTGGTCATTGATAGTGGAGCGGAAACTGATACTTTCATTATTGCTGTAGTATCCATATACCCGGTTAAGCACCGCCTGCGCATTTCCGGCTGTCACCAGTGTGGCCTCCTTGACTTCGGCAATGTTTTTATTCTGCGTAATCTTTGGGTCCTCTTTCAGTAGCATGGCCGTGCTATGATTGTACTTAAGCCCGGTCAGTACCACTTCATTGCCTGTGCCGGTTATGCAAGCATAATTGTCTCCATGCTCCCCAAGGATTCCTCCAGTAATGGACAGACTGTGGTAAGGCTCTGAAAACTCTATCTTCGTAGTGTCATCCAGTACCCCCTTATACAACTGCGCGGATTCCATCCCCTGGGTATAGCTATGTACATACAGCCGGATGCCGGTTATGATGTCACTGTGTTCCACACTTAACCCCAACCGGATATCTTTGGCCGTGAACTCGCTGGTGACCTCGGTCTGTTGTGGGTATATGTACAGCTGCCGGTCGTAACTGGTGTCTACCAGGGCGCCAATGGCAAAGGCCAGCTGCTGCAGTGCTACACGTTTCGTACATATTGGCAGGTACCCACTCACCCGCGCATCTACATAAACATCATCTAAAAAGTATGTAATACCTTCTCCGGCCATAATGCCGGCCAGGATGTCTGATACCAAAGCATTGTTGTACACTCCGCCCATGAACTGGTTATTATCCAGGATTCCCACTGCATCCTGAGTCTCCACGGAATACCGCTTTGCTCCCAGCTGTTTCCCATCCTTCAGATAAAAAATCCCCAGTATTGCCTCGTCAAAATACAGCGTCTGTTTCTGACGCTTCTGAAATTCAAACGCATAATCAGACTTGCTTCGGATGGTATAGTCCATAGTATTGATGCTTACCTCTTCGGATATAGGGCTCAGCTCCATCAGGCAGCTGATATCCTCTATCTCATCATCCTTAAACACACGGATGAGTCCCCAGGTTATCCCTGTCAGGAATACGTTGCGGTACGGCTTGCTGGTCCTCAGGAAAGTAACGACCACCCGGTTATAATAATCCACGATGCCATAGCAGAAGTAGTCCGGGCTGTCCGGGGAATAATCCCGGTCTGATAACAGTTCATCCCCACGGTACCACTTAATATTGACCATACTGCAGTAATCCTCCGAATAATCGTTGAACCTCAGGGTTAGCCCCACGCTGGAATAAGTTTGACCGAATGTGAATGTGATTGAAGGCGGGTCTCCAAATGTTCCGCCTGCATCAGATATGCTGTCACTCACATACCCCATATCAACCAGCTCGTCCGGGGCATTGTTGTAGTTGCCATCCATCCTCGCGTACCGGGGCAGACACATGGCATAATCCGGGAACTCTACCCCCGATTTCAGGTCCTGGAGGTCAACATAGTAATCTTGGTCAACCGAAGCCGCCGTATTATCCTGTGCTGCCCCCAGGGCAATATCATCATAAACAATCTTAAGGCCGCCAGCGTCCGTCATCCTTTGGTTCTTAAGCACCGACAGCCACAGATACCGGTATGGCCGGCTGGTCCCCAAAAAGGTGATAACCATCTTGTTAAACAGCGGTACCTTGGCCTTGCAGAGATACTCCACCCCATCCGGAACAAATTCCTGTTCCTGTACCAGCTCATCATCTTTGTACCAGGAAATTTTAAGCCTGCTGGCATAATCCCCGGATACCCGGTTAAAGACCATGGATATGCCGTTGCTGGTCTTAAGCCGGTCGAATGTCACTGTAATCGCAGGAAGCGTTTCAAAATTACCATCAGAGCCGCTCAAAACTGCACTAATATAGCCGTTCTGACCGCGTGGAATTGTATCTGGAGTATTGAAGTAGGCCCCGTCCAGCCTCGCATACCGTGGCAGGCAGTAGGCATAGGGAGACATATTCTGCTCAAAGTTCGGCAGGTCATCCACTGATGAATATGACTGCTGCCCGTTGGTATCCACTCTTATGTCCCATTTCAACCTTACCGCCTCCTCTGTGGTTCCATAGCTGTGAAATTGAGGGACAGGCCATCCAATCCCCAAATATTTTTACCTCGCCTTATTCTAAGCTTATCCTTCCCCTGGGTGATATAGGCTTGGAAGGTCAATGTCTCCTGACCATAGGGGAAGGTCATCTCATGACTCGCATAATTCGGATCCGAAACGGCATCATAGAACGCATCATACGCTGCCAGGTCTTCCGTCTTAGGGTATACCTTCATCGTGTAGTTGTAGAAAGTCCCTATGATATCCCGGTCCATGGCATAGTCCAATGTACGTCCGGACTGTTCCGTATCAGTCACCGCAAAACTGCGTTCCAGAGAATCCTTCTCTACCTCAACGTTGTACACCTTTCCATCCAGCAAAAATACACTGTCCATATCAGCCTCCTACAATTACCAGGCTCACACCTTTGCGTGCCGCCTCTTTGTCCAGTTCCGGTTTCAGCACCCGGGCCAGCGCAGCCAGGTTCCCGGTCAGGTTCAGAACAATCTGTACGGGCTTATTCCCTTCCGCCTGCAGGCGGCTTATCATTTCATCCATCTTGCCTATCAGGTAGCCCATGGCTTCCTCCTGGCCATACCCTGCCATATTCCTCATGCTGGAGGACATTTCCCCAGCTCTTGGTGGCACTATAGTTCCACTGGCCATCCGTGGCAGATAGGACGCTGCGTTGGGGATATTAATACCGATTGGCAGCTGCACGTTTACGCCGTCAAACACGTCCAGGACGCCATCCAGCCATTTCTGGACTGTATTCCTGGATGACGCTGCCATTGCGCTGATACCATCATTGAAGCCACGCACAACGTACTCTGCTATGCTGTAAAACTCCTTGGACGGAGAGTTGATATCAAATTCCTCTTCCGCTGCTTCCATTGCTTCGCGAGCCCATTGGCGGATTGCATTCTTAGCCATGTACGCAAAGTCAGATATCCCGTTCGCGAAGCCTTCGTTGATGCGTCTGGCCATATTGTAAAAGGCCGAATACATGCCACCGGTCCCTTCAGGATTGCTGCCTCCCCAGAACCACTCCCGCACATTTTTAGCCCAGGCTTCCATTGGTGCCTGCGTTTCCGTGTGACTACCCTCAATCTTGACTTTGAACGCCTGTATAATAAGGTCTGCAAACTTTGTCCATGACAGCTCATTTACACCTTGTATTTCATCCACACCCACAAACCAATTCCTGACATTCTCTGCCCAGGTCTGCATAACCGCTTGGGACTTCGTATAATTTTTGCTGACCGACTTGTTAAATCCAGACAGAATGCTTGTAGCCCACTGTTTGGATTCTGCGGAGTCACCTTGGCTGATGCCAAACTTATTAGAGAACCAGCTGGCCACACCCGACGCCCAGGACTGAATCACGCTCTGGGAAGCTGCCTGCTCGTTTGTCACACCCTGATTGAATCCGGCCACGGTATTGGAGCCGATGCCGGCTAGCACGGTTGACGGACTATGAATGCCCAGCAGGCTCTTGATTCCATTCACAAACGGGTCTGTGATATTGGCTTTAATGAATGCGCCTGGGTCAGAAAAGAACTCCTTGACGCCCTCACAGAAACCTTCCCAAAGGTATTGTCCCATACCGGCCATAACGGTTGACGGGCTGTGGATTCCAAAACCTGCCTTCACGCCATTAATGAATGGATCCACCACGTTGGTCTTAATCCAGGAGACTACCCCCTTGGCAGCATCTACAATCCCTTTTAGCATTCCCTCCCATACATCACCACCACATTCCTCTATCTTTCCGTTAAAATAGTCCTTTGCTTTTGCAAATCCGTCTGCTATCAGAGTACCGATAAAGTTAGCCAGGGCTCCAAAAGCAACACCCAACGCAGAATATAACAACGTATAAATTTTCCCTGCAAGGCCAATCCAGTCCACCGCCTCAATACAGTCAACAATGCCCTGCACAAAAGATGCCCAGTCTGTCTGTTGCACTGCGGTTATCAAGAAGTCAAGGATTCCAATTACAAATGTGCTTAGGGCCTCACCTGCCTGCGCCCACTGGAAGGTCTGGAAAAATGTGCTGATACCTGTCGCCACGTTATTGCCAAATTCTGTCCAGTCAAACGTGGACGCGAATTCAAGGAGCAGAGCAAATGCACCGTTAAGCCCAGCCGCCATAAGATAACCGAACTGTCCCCAGTCAATCGCTCCTGCAATACCCATAAGGCAGGTGGCAAGGGCAGCTCCAATGGCTCTCCAGTCCGTGCCAATAATAAATCCCAAAAGGCCGGATATCTGTGCCTGGAAGTATGCTCCAATGGTTGCTCCCACAAGATTCCAGTCTACGGTATCAACCATTCCCATAAGACTCAGGGACAGGGCATTTCCCAGCATGAGCCAGTCAATTTGTGTCAGCAACAGGTACAAGGTGTTGGCCAGGGTATTAATTCCGGTCCCGAACATAATACCAATTGCATACCAGTCAATCGTGGCAACCAGGCTGTTGAACATGGTCGTAAACGCCGTTATGAAAGCCGTTATCTGCGCCCCGACATTATCCCAACTGATAAATTCCGTAAATTTCTGTACTGCCTCATTGATTTTCTCACCAATGAGTTTTCCGATTCCTTCCCAGTCCCCAGCTGCAAACATTTCTTTCAGCTTGTTGGCAAAGTCGCTGATTCCCTTGTCTATACCGACAGTTTCAAACATGTCTGAGGGACTGGCACCACCGCCCCCGCCTCCAGAGGCATCCGCGCCCTGCTGTTGTATCTGTACAAGGTCATCAAATGGAGCGAGTGCCTTTTTTACATCCTTGCCGGCCTTGCTTGCAGCCCCTCCTGTTTTCTTAAGACTGGCTGCATAATCTTCATTGGCCTTTTTGGCCCGGATGTATGTGCTCCCGCCTCCCAGCGCAGAAAAAAACTGGTTGATATATCCCACTGCCGTTGCCAGGAGATTAATTAAAGTATTAAGTACCGGGGCCACATAGGACAGAATGGGCGCGAACGCCGCCGCAAAACTATTTTTAAGGTAGGTCATGTTGGTCATCAGACCAGACATAGACTGGTTTGCACGGTCCGAATACTGTACCAGGTTCTGCATACCCTCCCTAACTCCTTGGATGGCCGCCCTCATGGCCATGCGGATGAGCATGAGCTTGAACATATTAGACAGCTTCAGAATGCTCTTGCTGACGTTATTGGAAGACTTCCCCAAGCCCTTCAAACTGGATACGGCCTGTTTAGCCTTATTGGCCAGACCTCGACCAATACTTTTTGCAAAGTTACCAACCACGCTTGCAGCTTTTAAAAATGCGGATTGGGTTGTTTTGGAAAACTTTCTTGCTTCACGTCCGGTATCTGTCAGTGATTTCTGATAGTCTTTTAATACCGAATTAATCTGAGCAATTTCAGCAGCATTACTGTCATACTCCACATGCCCCAGGCCGATACCCTCTGATTGCAGCTCCTTCTGTCGTTCTTTTAATTCCTGTAGGCGCTTACTTAATTCTACGATTTTCTCATTAGCCACATCGGCTTCCTGCCCGATTTCATCGCCATTAAGTGCCGCGCCTGCCTGGGAACCATATTCCTGGACTGCCTCGGACCAGTTGTGGATTTCAGCCGCCGCCTCCCCAAATACAGCTGCCATAGCTTTAGGATCATACCCCATTGATTCGGCACTGTTGGGAACTGCATACGCTTCTATTGGGGTGGTCTCTACTGCTTCAATATCTTGCACACGGAGTTGCTCTATCTGCTGTTTCAGTTCCTGGGCTTCCAGGTCCATCTTGTTCAAAGCAGCGGCCCCCTGTTCACCATACTGCTCAACTGCCTCCGCATAATTATGTATTTCAGCCGCTTCCTCTCCAAAGACTGCAGCCATAGCCTTTGGGTCGTAATTAAGTGATTCCGGGTTTGTTGATACAGCCACAGCTTCCACAGGTTCTGTATCAGCGGCCTCCATAGCCTGGACACGAATGGCGTCCATCTGCTCCTGCAGACGTTTCACGTCCTTCAATGACCCATCAGCGGATTCCCCAATGGATTCAACTGCATCCGATGCCTCTCCCGCACTCTGGGCAGTCTTTGTTATCGCCTGTCCTGCTCCATTGAACCGGCTCAAGATGTTAGATGATAGACGGTTTACTGCGCCCGTCAGCCTGTCCATTGCTTTTGACAATGTGGATATTCCTTCTTCAAATCCTTCTACGTTAATTTTTGTATCAAATTTCAGGCTTCCATCTGCTGCCATACCATCACCTCCTGCACAGGCATAAAAATAAGACGCCCATACAGCGTCCTAACCTAATAAATTATTCCAGTAATCAATCTCCGCCTGCTCCTCCTCGGTATACCGTTTCCTGATATCACAGAGTCTGCGGTTGTTCCGGTAAAACTCCTGCTCCCACTTCTCCAGTTTCTTTCCCTTTGCCTTCTTCTGACGGATTCCTAAAACTGTGGAAAATGTCCCTTCCTCAATCTCCATAAAATATCCCGAAAATGTCCACCAGTGTATATATTGGGTTGCTCTGGTCTCTATTCCGGCCACTTTGTTGATAGCAGGGAACAGGATGGGTTCGTCCTGCTCCCAGTCCATCACCTTCCTGGCTGGCTTCTTATCGTCATCCCCCTGGCCGCAGTCCACAAACCACTTGGCCTGTAGGATAGCCTCCTCCAGATGTTCCTGCGGTATCTGGCTAAAACCATCCCGGTATAGGCGCTTCATCAAGATTTCCAGTTTTTCTGCAGGTGAAAGCTCCGGGTCGGAACAGGCTGCCAGGAAAACCAGTATGTTCCGGTAATCGGTTTCAATGGGATAGCTTACCTCGCCTACGTCAAGGCTTGTTGGCAGCTGGCCAATCATTTCTCTATATCCTCCAGATACTTCCTGGACTTTTCCCGGTTCTTCCTGGCATACTCCTCGACAGCAGGCTTCATCAGCACAAGCAGGCCCTCCAACACCCCTTCATACAGGTATTTCTGGCCAACAATGCAGAGCGGGGACTGCCCAGCGAAAATCGTGTCATACACATCCGACAGAAAGATGCCATTGAACGCCTTACGCATTTCCCCAGAAAACTCAGCCACGTATGCACCGTCCCTTTCCATATCGCTTTTGGGGGTTCCGTCCGGATTCAGTTCAATCCCCTCCGGGGGACTGTAATCCTTAAAGTGTCTCTGTACATCCAGCACACGGTTGATGATTTCGGGGTCCGCCGGGTTGAACCGGATAATCCGCGTCGGGTCGTCATTTACCGCGAAGCTCTCATAGCCATCATCAAACAACAGGCTCTTCATTTTTTTTGCCATCTGGTTTTACCTCCTCTTTGACTTCTGCCAGCGGCACGGCTGCCGCCGGCTCCGTTCTTCATGCATCTGCTGTAAACGTCTTTGTAGCAAGTACAAACTTACCCTTAACCCTGTTTCCGGTATGGTGCACATTAAATGGAATCTGGTATCCAGTGGTATCTCCACCATAGCTGGACACTTCAATGATTGCATCTTCCTTATAGGCCACATAGGTGTCATCCGCTGCTTCAACCGGTTCCCACAGATGTACTTCCACCACACTGGTCTTAAGGTCATCCAGGGTCTGTCTTTCGTCCACAATGGTCTGCAGACGGTCAAACAACGGCTCTCCAATCTCAGCATAGTACGGGTCAGCGGATGCCTGGGGCTGATAGCTGTCCAGGTTGACGGATGTCTCTCCCCATATATTATTTTTGGTTTCCACATTGGCGTTCATTTCGACAATGTACTCTTCCAGGTCCTTGCCCAGGCGGCTGTATTCAGCCTTGCTGGCAGATGGGAGGGCAGCATCAATATAGTGTGCCATCCACTTTCTTTTGATTTTTCCTGCTGCGGGAATTGATTCCGCAAACAGCTGTAAGTTCATTTTACGCATGGTTATTCCTCGCTTTCTATTTGGTAGGTCACCTGTATTTGTATCTGGTACAGGATTCCATCATTAACAGTCTCACCCATGGGCTGCATGGCCATTGCATTGGATGTGATGGCTTTTATAAACCTGGCCTCCATCTCCTGGTTGCCAATATTGGCACTAATCCCATCCTCCTCCGGCAGCTGTTCCAGCCAGTATCCCAGTTCCAGAAGGAAATTGCTGTTGGCCAGCCGGCAGTAATCCGTGAAGGATGGGGCCACTGCATACATAGCAAAGTTGTGGCGCCGCGTCTGGTTCCCCAGCATGTCCTCCTTGACCAGGCTGTCCCCAGTGCTGGACAGGCCATAACTGGAGCCTGGCTCCGTGAAATCCACATGGATATCTCCGTCAACCAGAAACTCCGATATTTTGGGATACTCCGTCAGTTTCTGGCGCATAAAATCTATGATTGTCATACCTTCCCTCCTCTATTTACCAGGGCCTGGGCCGCCTGTAGTATGTCGTCCTTGTGGTCTGCCTTCATCCGCTCAAACCACTTTTTACCACGCATGGGAGCGCCAGCATAAGTCAACTCCCGGTCTGTGGGGACTTTTATCTCGTTTTTCTTTGCCCAGGCGCTGCCCGTTGTCGGGGATACATACAGGATACCCTCATGCAGATAATTGGCATATGGTCCAGGTATGTCAATCTGGCCGGATCCAATCACCGTGGCCATGACCATCATATGCTCCAGTTCCCCCGCCTGCCTGCGCGGCATGTAAGCGCTCATATACCGCATAGTTTCATTGTCCACCAGTTTCTGTACTGATCCGCCTTCCTGCAGTCCATGGTTCTGCAACACAGCCTCAGAAGGCAGCATCTTAAGCTCCACCTTCACAGTCTTACCTCCTACTTGCAGGCCAACTCATAATGTTGTACTGACTCGCTGCCATACAGCCTTTCATCTACTGTGGTCACCGTCAGGAATCTATGGGCCGTCTTAAGGGCCGCCAGGGACTTTGACATGGCCTCCTGGCTGCTGCAGTCTACCTCATCCTCAATGATACCCTTGACAGCCAGGTCCTTGCCCTGGGTCAGTTTTATGGTCCCAGCCAGGCTTTCCATAGGGATGACCAGAAGGACAGATGTGCCCTCCCGCTGGCCAGTCTTAAGATAGGTGGACTGCCTCACGTCCTCCCAGTACACACCCTCTATGGGCATCCTGGTGTACATCTCAGTCTTCCCATTCCTGCTGTACAAGTACAGCGTTACATCCGCATTGATATACATATCACACCCCCTGATAACACAGACCGGTATGAGCCAGCCATTTCATAACAATGCTGCGCTGTTCCCTGCTGATTGCCGTAGCAGATTCCTGGGCACTGGCAAAACCGACTGAATATGTGCCAATCTTCTCCGACGTCTTCCCTCCGGATTCCTTCTGCTGCTTCTCCCTATGGTATTCGGATTCCGACAGTTCACAGCAGCACATCTGTACTTCCTCGGGAACATCTGACACACCTTTCAAGCGGTTGAATGTATACCAGTCAATGACCTGGCTGGCAGAACGTGCGTAAAAAAGGAAGCCAGCTGTGATGACCGGCTTCCTCCCCTTCAGGTAATCGTTGATATAGTACGTTTCGTCAGTGTATGCCCGCATCGCGCCCAGCCTCCTTACTGCTTAATCAAGGTTACATCCTTTGTCACTGCCTCAGCTGCCACAGTCACCGTCTCGGTAATCTGGCCGTATCCTGATTTCTTAATCTTCGCGGGGTATGTCCCTGCCCGCAGGTTAAACTCTGCCACACCGGACACGTCCGTTTTAACCCTGGAACCATTCACATCCACAATTGCCCCATCAATGGCTGCTGGTGTCTCGGCGTTGTCTTTAACTGTAAAGGTCACCTTCTGGGTTGTAACCGGGCTTGTAGGCTCCAGGTAAGCGAATGGACACCCTAAACGGTCTTCATCCATCCGGGTTGCCGGGTTCGGCAGTGCCCAGCCCATACGAAATACAATTCGCAGCGCCACCATGTCCTGCTGGGCCAGGTTGTACTCAATTTCCTTCGTTACCGGGTCCTGAATCACACCCTGGTCAAGAATCTTCACCGTCACGTCCTGACGGATGGAATACACCGCCTGTTTGAAATCACCGACAATCAGCTGTGCAATAGTGCTGTCATACGCTCCGTTCTGCGGGAAATACATCGGTGCCCCATCCAATGCATAATTTGTGGACCCCTGCATGTCGGACTTAAAGATGAGACTGCCATCAGTTGACCGGATGCCCCTCAGCTTCGCCCTCATGGTCATGGCGGCCAGGGCTCCGGTAGCCATGTAGCCATCTTCCTCCACCTTGGAGATGACACCGCCTTCGCCCAGAAGCAGATTATAATAATCCGGACTGGATCCCACAGCCACATTGTTTCCCGCCTGTCTGGCCAGCGTGATAATGTCATTCTGCCAGTTACGCGGGCGGTTCACGCCAAAGATGATGGCGCTATCCACGCGCTGTCCAATTGCCTCATTGACCCTCGGTGTGATCTCACCGAAAATATCAAACTCCGCATCATCCAGCACTGCCTCCGGAATCGGCACAATGACTGCCAGCTCTGCGGCCTCAATGAATACATTATCCCAGGCCTGCCTGGTGGTCTGTTTCATGCCGGTATCACCGTCCACCCAATATGCGGTGGGAAGGAAGTCAAGTACTCTCATTCGTGTCTGGTTGCTTGTCATGTTCGGCAGCTTCCGTGCCAGGGACATGAAAGTGGACTGCTTTGGCGCGTCCTGGAAAATGGTTGAAATAACCTGCTCACGGATAATGGCCTCCGCGTCGGCCCTGCTTGTAATATTTACTGGCATAATCTAAATCCTCCTTATTCTCTGCCCAAGATACTTCTTAAGGCATTATTTGCTTGTGTCCTTGTGTCATCTGTTTTCTCACCACCTGGCCCAGGAGTAGGCGCAACCACCCGGGGAATACCGACGTCCTGAAACAGATAGCCCTTATCCTTCTTAACAGCTTCCAAAGCAGCCTTGATATCTGATTCCTGGTTCTTGCTCCCCTTCAGCTTCTCCACATCCAAGAAGGGCATAACTGCCTTGATGTCCCTGGGCTTAAACCCTTCTGCGGTAGTCTTCAGCAGATCGTTAAAATCCCGCTCCGCCAGCTGCTTCTGATACTCAGCGTCTTTATTGGCCAGGTCTGTAGTTAGGGTCTGTATCTTCCCCTGGAGCTCCGATATGTTGACGCCCTCAAAGCTCTTAAGGGTAGCCTGCGCCGTGGAAAGCTGGGTTTTGTATGTGTCCCTCTCCTGCTTAATCCCATTGATGTCTTTGCCATATTCGGCCATGACATAATCAATCTGTTCCTGGTTTAACCCCTTTGCCTGTAAATCCTCTGTTTTCATCTTCTTTTCCTTTCCTGTCCGTCCTTAGGTTATTTGTAGGTGTGTAACCATCCACCAACGGCTGACTGTTTTAGTTCTTATCATCTGACCGGTTTTTAAACATAATAAAAGCACCTGACTAATCAGATGCTTCGCTCTCCCATTTGTATTTATAATCCTTACATATTTCCTCGGGCGGCTTTTGAGCCGATACAATTTCTCTTGGTACACCTTGCGGATATACCCTGCATTTCATACCCATTTCACAGTATTCACATTTTAGGCATATAGGAATTACAATCACTCTGATTCCTCCGTCCTCTGTTTCCATAATGGCCTATACAATCCTGGCCGCACCAAGTGATAATTCTTTAAATAATATGTCCGTTCAGTTTCATACTCTTCCGGGCTCATATCATCGCGCCAGAAAGGCACCTCCTTCAATGTGGCCGATGCCCAGCCGCTACTTTCGCCTACCGTCATATTCCACAAGCCCCTTTCCTTTTGTGTAATCCTTTAACAGATTCTCTACAATTAATGATTCTCTACGTATACTTCTCTCCGACATAGGTATTATTCCGGCTCTGACCTGTCGATTCAGATCATTTAATTCTTTCTCATATAAATCATCAAATATAACCGATTTTAAGACATCGCCAGAACGTTCCGCAACATATTTGACACCATCATTTCTTGCTGCTATCATAACAGGTATTTCTCTTGTTGTCAAAAGTGTCCTCATATCCGGTTCCGAAAAGGAACTGTCCGTGTTATGGTTATGAACGAACGCATATTGTGCATCCGGATTCTTGTCTAAATGCTTCCAGAACCGGTACCCCACCTCATTCTCCATCTGGTTCGTTTCATAATACTCCACCACTCCTGTTTCCAGATTTACCAAATACATGTGTTCGTATCCGTCCGCACCACCTTTTTGTGCAACATTTCTTATTGCTTCGGATAGCCCATTATTTACTACATCTGTATATCCATCAAGCTTTACACTGTAGTCATTATCCGGATGATATCCGACTTTCGTATTAGTATTCCTAATGGCTTCATTTGCGCCCGCCTCCAGTTTTGATATCTTTAACCGCTCCCGTTGTTGCCGCAGGCCCGTTTCCTTAGAAAAATCCACATAGGTCTTATTGGTCAGCCGCAACCGGCACTTAGCAGCAGTGATATCTTCCTTGTCTGCTTCAGCCTTTTCCAGAAGTTCCACATCCTGCTTTTGCTTACGGATGGTCCGCTCCAGGCGGCGCTGATGCTGCAACGCCGCATAGGTGTCATATTCCCGGCCTTTATATACCCTTTTCTCATTTTCCTTCTGATTCTGCTCTGCCAGCCACTCATCCGTGTATTTGCGCTTGCTTATGCCCGGTATAAAGGCAAAGGCGATGTGGTAACAGTTAATTCCTCCAAAGCCAAGCATCTGCCCTTTTCCACAAACGGTCCGCATCTCCTCACTGCTATAGACCTTCCCCTGCCAGCTCTGGTGGTTCTGATAGCCTGTCCCAGTGTTTCTGGCCCCCATGTGCCAGTCCACCTCGCAGTAGTCTGTCTGCAGTGCCTCCATGTTCTTCTCGTTGACCTTATCTGTCATCTGGGCCACGCCCGTCATCACCGCGCGCCTTGCTGCCACCTCAATCCGGTCAGACTTTCCAGATGCATAATCCACCGTCCGGATGCCGCTGGCCGTCATCTCGTCAATCACCTCACCGATAGCCTGGCTGTATGTCCTGGCGCCGGTGGTGATTCCCAGCATGGCCTTGTCCAGGCTGCGCTCCAGGTATTCAGATAGTGGCGTGAATACCTTCTTGCTGCCGCCCATCGGCACGTTAAAACCTGTTGTCTGAGTGATGTTTTCCAGTGGCCGCAGGCTGTCCTTGGTCTGTCTCCTGGCAGCATCCACAACCTGCTGCAGCCATTGGTTGCTCTCATAGGACTGATAGTCCTTGCCAGCAGCCTCATAGATTGCCTTGTTGCGGATGTAGTCAGACTTGGCCGCCTGCTCATAGATGTCATCCACCTGAAGGCCCGCCTTTCTGATGCCCTCACCTATCAGCTGTTTAATTCGCGCCCGGCCTACTCCAATGGCATCCATCCTCACCAACAGCCAGTCAATGACCGGAGTAACCCGTGCAGCCTCCTTGATGCGCTGTATGATCTCATCCATGATGGACAACTCCAGAGCCGTCATGGTGCGCTCCAGTGGTTTGGGCAGCTTCTCCAGCTCCTCTGGTGTCAATCACATCACCGCCTATTCTTCTGTCATTGCCGGTTCCGGCAGATTCTTGACCGCCTCTTCCAGTGTTTCCCCATAATACTTAGCCCGATACTCTTCTAATCTCATAACTCCCATCGCTACATCCTTACGGTCCTGCTCCCGCTCAGTCTCTGCGTCAACCATCACACTGTCATCCCAGTCAGATGACACTTCGTAATCATTGCTGGCCGGAACCAATCCATATAATGCCGACCAGAAACTCATAGCATACACCAGGTCTTCTAAGGCATCCTGCAGGGCCATCTGGGTATCAGAGACCATCACATAAGAGCGCTGCTTGCTGGTCTTAATCTCAGTGGCTGTCTTATCCACGCTCTGTGGGTCTGACAGGGTGCCATAGGCCAGGTTACAGTTGAACTCCACCAGCTTTAGCTGGTTATTAAATCCGTTAAACAAGGCTGTGTCCCTTATTTCTGGGCTGAAGGTGTCAATGAAAGGCTTATCCGCGGCGCCCGTATTGTATTCCACGTTTCGGTATAACCGTTCCTTACCTCCCGGATACTCAAACTTGTCCCGGTCCTGGTTGTACTTTAGCAGGGAGGTGGCAATATGGACAGCCAGCTGTGTCCCCTCATACTCCCAGCAGATGTTGGAATAGCGCCTGTCTGCCTCCCGGATCAGGTCCACGGCCCTGGAAAACACAGATACGCCCAGTGGGCTGTCGGAATCGTCCGCATTGGCCAACGGTACCTTAAAGTACCCAAACAGCAACCGGTCTGCCCCCTCAAGTAGCAGCTCCGGAACCAGCTCCGACCACCTGTCTATGGAGCTGACCACCACTTCGCTGCCAAGGCTGTAATCATTTGTGGCCACAAATGCACGGTTGGTAATATGTACCCGTTTTCCCTGCAGCGTGTGTACCTCCAGCCTGGTATATATCTTCTGACCCTTCCGGAACTGCTCTGTGAATACACACTGCGTAATCCGACCGGAACTATCGAAAGACAACGGGAAGAAACAATCAGCCTGTACAAACTGTACTTCAATACCCTGCTGGGTAATGTACGGCTTCATCACCAGGCCGCCTTTAGCACATCCGTATTCGACATACCGGCGCAAATCCTTGATCACCTTACGCTGATATTGCTCATTCAGGTAATCCGCCGCCGTTCCACCTGTCACCTCAGATTTAAGCTCCAACGTCACCAGGCGCGCAATCTCTGAGGCAATGGCCGGCGCTAAGTTCGCACTGAGCACGTCCTTGTTATTCACCCAGGGGGACCGGTTCTCATACATCCGGGTCCACAACTCTATCTGGTTCGCCATCTGGGATGTCAGGCACACATCCACCTGCGTGTCCGCATCCTTATTCAGGACATTCGTGATTAAGTCCAGCATCTTTGTGAATCTCATCGTCCCCTCACCTCCTATCCATACTTTATGAGCCTGCTAATCTGCCGTTCAAACGTATACTCAAAGCTGTCCAGGCTGTCAATATCGCTTGTGCCATCATCTAAGCGGACATTCTTCGTCAATTCCTTTGGGTCCCACACGGCTGTACTCAGGGCATTCACAAGGCTCTGACACTCTCCCTGGACATAATAAAAACGCCCCTGTGCCATCAGTATGGCGGTGGCGTTAATCCTGTCATTAATTTCAGTCTTCAGTGCATTTTCTACACGTACCCATCCAAGTCCATGTTTACGCAGGCTGCTCCGGATGCCAGCTATCAGCGTCTGCTCTGCGCTGTCTGCATACACTGTTGTAATGTACCCGTACCTGCTGATAATCTTCTGGCAGAAGTTACAGAACATGGTCCCCAGCATTTCTGGGTCAATCTCTATCTGGTTCCCCTTCTCGTCCTTGCAGCCAATCCATTCTGATGCCAGGACAACCACGTTATGGTATCCCCTGGTAATGGCTGTGGCCGTGAAGGCATGGCCGGAACCACTGCCGCCAAAATCAATCCCCAGAATAATTTCCATGATGTCTTTAGGCTTATCTGTCAGGCGGAACGTGTACTGCTTGGTACTTGTATCATCAGCAAACCGGCGATAGATAAGGCCGTTGGCCACCACGCGCATTCCCTTGATGTCCCGGAGGTACCAGATACTGTTCTTATCATACCGGCTTTCGACCTCCCGCAGACGCTCTGTGGTAATGTTGATGTTGTCGTAGATGGTGCAGTGCATATAGTTGTATCCGCCCGGGAAGTCCCCTGCATCTGCCTGCCTTTGATACTTGTCTATATACTCCGCATAGATGGGTGCTCTTGGGTTATCCGGATTCAGGTCCCAGAACACCTTCAGGCGCTGGGCTGCCAGCTGACGGTTGAATGCCTCCTTGATGGTATTGTCATGATGCAGATTAATCTCAGTTGCAATCCACATGCCGTAGGAATTGCCACGGATTTTCTTAAAGCTGTCCTCCTTTGCTCCGCCTGCAAATATGATAATCTTCTGCCTACCGTGAGTCGCAGGGCCTTTGACGAATAACGCTTCATTGTCTTTGTACTTCCCCCAGTGGCATTGACCACGGAATATCCATTCAAGGCCAAAGCCATTGGCGTCACCGATATTAAGCTTGGCGTTGGCCATCGTGGATCCAGTGGCCAGGTGGATCCGGTCTGGTGTGGTTTTTAATTCATGGGCAAAGGCAAACACGTTATCCACTGTCTTGCCGGCACGGACCGCACCTTCCGCCACATTATACATGCAGGCTTCGCACCTGCGTATATAATCCTTGTGCTTCTCGGAAAAGTTGAACGGGATGGTCTTTTTCCTGACAAACCTATTTACCGCTGCCATAGATATCCCCCTCTATCTCATCCATGTCCTCCAGCTCCTGGTTGTTCCCGGTTAGCTTATCCGTCTGGGCCCGGAGCTGTGCAATCCGCGCCTTCTGCTCCTCACTGGCCAGCTCCCAGTTTTTATGCAGAAGTTCATCATACTGTTTGATAAGACCCTCCAGCGTTTTCTGGGCTCTGGCCTGCGCCTGCAAGAAATTTCCCTGCTTGTCCCAGGCCTGCTGTACCTCCCAGCGCTCCTCTGTGACCGTCTCCCCATCCTTATGGCCTATCTTAGTGATGGTCACATCCTTCTGGCCCCTCACATACATGATGGACTGCGCCCGGATGATGGCGGCATAGGCTATCTGCACCTGGTCCCATAAGATGTCCAGCGGGTCCGTAGGCATCTCCTGGATAATGGAAACGGTCTCCTCAGGCAAGTACTTGCTGAAGAAACCGTATTTTTCTGCGTTCTTATTCTGTTTTGGAGCCCCATGGCCAACAGCATTTTGATTACCCGCAGGAGCTCCCCGATTTTTAACCGAACGTTCGCTATTTCTATCCGAACGTTCGCTATCCCACTTATGAGTGCATTTCCACCGGCGGACCGTCCCTTCCGGCAAATTTAGTTGACTTGCAATCTCAACTAATTTGATGCCTTTGCGGTACATGGCCTCGGCCTGTTCTATTCTCGAATCCGGCGCTCTGGCCATGCTGCTCACCTCCGATTTGTTTGTTTTGCAATATAAAAGAGGTCGCCGGAGCTACCTCTCTTTCTCTTTCTCTTTTTCATTATCATTTTCTTTTTCTGATTTTTTTACGGAACTTTCTTCTGATTTTTTCTTTCTAAATTTATACCCATAAAGAATACGTCCTAAACTACCAATAATTTCTAAATTCGCCTGTACAATACTTCCGATTATTCCTCTGTTTGAAGATGTTTCTAAATCAATTTCTATGGCCAAAATGTCCAAAATGTGCCAAGTCGCTCCAACGAGACTGAATAGTGATATAAGTGTCGAAAGGAACATAATAAACTGTATGATACTATTAGGGTTCTTCGCTTCTTCTGGATCTGCCAAATACAAAGCTACTGTCACCACTAACCCCAAAATGCCGACAAAGCAGGCAAAGAAAATTCCTTTTTTGTTGATTTTTTTTACGGTATAGTAACTTTCTGTTTTTTCTTCTTCAAACTTGAACATATTTACGATATTCTGTATTAATTCAGCCTTTCCTTGTTCGGTCATAAATCGAGTTGTTGTAATATCATACATAAGCATATCTCTTAAATCACCATCTGTGCAAATATACTTTTCTGGAACCGAAAACTCCATTGAAATTGCATTTCGAATTCCATGAATTATCTGTTCATTTATCTCAATTTTTTGAATAACATATGGTCTAATTGCATCGGCATACTTTTGATTAGCTGCCTTTATCTCCTTGTTCTTTTTTCGGATAGAAAATACTTTTATTATTATAGTTGCAATAATTGCCGTAAATATCGGAGCAATCCATGCTATAACTATATTATTTGTTAAAAAAGCTTTTATATATTCCACAAAACATCCCCCTTGCATTTTCTTCCATCATACATCAAAATCCGACAAAAGAAAAGCCCCCACCGTATCAGCAGGGACATATTCAAAGGAGAAAATCAACGTATCTGGAAAACATCATGGGGGATAAAACCAGATACCTCACCGCTTGTGTACCCTGCGGCATTGTCCCGTAATGTACAGGCCTGTCTTATGAGGGATTACACAATACCGGTTAGCCAGCCACCAGGCTGTGATACCTGGCAGCCGCTGCTTAAATGGGGAGGATGCTTCCACCCTCTGGCTTCCGCATGATAGCATATTAGCACCTTTCAAGCGAACATGGCCGAACATTTTTAAATTTCTTCAAAAAATCTATTATTTCTTACCCGGCAGCTGTCCTCCGTAAACTTAACCCGCCTCTTTGGGAACATCCGGTTCATGGCCTGTGCCACCTTCCACCAAGGCAGGCCATCTATGTAATACAGACGGAACATGGTCCGCACCTCGCTCTTTGGTATGCCCTGTATATATTCCTCCGCCTGGCAGGTCAGCTCCAGCAGTTCCGCCTCCTTACGCGCCAGAAGCTGCCTGTACCGCTCCCTCAGCCGCTGCTTCCGATAATGCTCCGGCACGGGGTATCCCGTGACCTTAATGCTTCCTATCGTCCCATCCCGCCTTGTCCCCTTCACCGTATCTGATACCTGGTGCGGCTCCTCCAGGAACCTGTCCAGCTTCTGAATCCGTCGCCTTATGTCCTTTATCTCCTCTTTCATCTCGCAATACTGTATCAGCACCTCCTTGTCCACCGGCATCACCTCCTCCTGCATCCAGATGCGGACACGCCCAGCACCCGTACCGTATCCTACCCTTGTTGTTGCGCTGGCCATCACACCCGTGATGCCCGTTGTCTATGTAACATTGTCTCATAGTACCATATCACTCCCTTCGGCGGCCGGCGCCGTCCGGATGCGCTCCTTGATTGCCTCGTCCGCTTGGGCGGCCAGGGCCTTGTTACGGTCTATGCGGCTGACCTTGGACTGTTTACTGTCTTTCTTTCTCATGCCTGTCTCCTAATCATGCATAAGTGGCTTAAGCGGCAAACCAACTCGGTCCATATCTCTCCCGTGTATCTGCCCTGGAGCCTCTGACTTACCTGTGGCCATCTCACGTATGTATTTGTGCGGAACATTACAATTCACTGCATTCATTACAATCTCGGCCTTGGTACTCTCCTTCATCAGTTTATAAAAATCCGAAAAAGTCACTTCTACTCTGTCCTCTTTTGCAAAAGCATCTAAAATAGTTCCCATATAATTTTCCTTCCTTTCTCTGTTTTACAAAATGTCAGTTTTGTGGCATATACGGTTCTGGCAGCGGAATCCAGGCGATAACGCAAAAAACTTCATGTTGTCTGTTTATACCAATAGGAAATCCATTTACTATACAATTACCTGTTATCTTGCTTTCCTCTCCCGTGATACTAATACGTACTACTCCATCATCACAAGTAACTAAAACTCTCATTCCTTTTTCCGGCAGCCGCTCCTCCACCGGAATCCATACAGGTACATCATTCTGGTAAGCATCACACCAAATATCCCACTGCTCACTCGCACGTTTGAGCCTATCCAATAATACCGGGATTTCACACGGCTCCAGGCCAATATCCTCATAGGCAGCTAATCTTATCATCGCATCACGAAATCTATCATGCCGTATGCTTACCTCTGTTTTTTCCTCATTAGTCCAATCTGTTAATCTCTCCATACCGTAGTTCCCTTCTTAAATGTTAATTCTGATTACAACCTTTTTTCACCTTCTGAATCTCTTTCAGTTTCTCAATCAGCAATGACCGGTTCGTATCGCAATCCCGGAAGAACTTCCCATCCCGCAGTAGATAGTACTCATGCCGGCCGTAACCATCATGATATTTGGCCTCATAGCTTCCTGGCGCATATCCATCGAATATCCTTGCGTGATACACCTTGACCACCATGCTGGTGCCGTCCTCCAGGTCATACCGGTAGTACCGCTCCCCGGTCTGTTTCGTCTCAATCCATAACGGCCACGTCTCATATGCATCCACAAAGGCAGCCCGTTGGTCATTGTTTTTCAGCAAGGGAAGCTCCGGCTGTTCTGGCTTGGGCGGATTCACGATGTCATCCAAATCGCACACATAGCTGGCCAGGGCGCAAACCTTTATTTTCAGCCGGCGGATATGTATGTCATTTTCATCCACATCACATTTTAGCCCGTCATTAAGCAGCTTTTTGGCACGCTCCAGTTCATCCTGGGCAATCTGCAGCTCGGTCATGGGTTCCTCCGGGGCCCGGATGTCCTCCTCCGTTTCTGGAATCTCCGTGAATTCACCATCAATCACGGTATCCTGGGATTCCGGCATACCAGGAACATCGTTTTCATGTTCTGATGCCTCGTCCTCAGCACTTCCCAAGAGGCTGAGTAATTCCTTTACGTACTTCCCCCAGGTCAAGCTCAGAAATGTCTCGCACATATTATCCTGGAAATGAATCCGTTCCGGGCCGCATTGATAAAAGCCGTACTCCGTTGACCCGCTGTTATGGTTTTCTCCGTGATTGCTTATCAGCTCCTGCCTCAGCAGTTTCGCGTTCCCGTCATTGACGGCCTGCGCACACGGCTTGGACATGTGATGCTGATAGAAGTCCAGAACACATTCCTCCTGGGAAGGGATGGCTGTTTTTCCCTGTTGCACATCCGCGGCATCCAGCGGCGGACAATCCGGCTCTGTCTTTGGGGGTTCCAGATGCTCCGGGCGCCGCTGCGAACTATAACATTCCAACTCACAGTTACCGCGCCTGACGCATTCCCAGCAGCACACCCGGCTGCAGTCCTCCCCGGTTCCCGGGATGAGCTTATGGGCCTCCTCCAGGGTACAGTCAAATTCTGGCCGGTGGATGCACTTCCCGGACTTCTCTGAATGAGCCTGTTCTGACTTTGGTAGTTCCAGCTCCGGTTCTTCATCCTGGGGGCCCGGCTCCGATTCAACTTGTGACGTCACAAGTTCCGGCTCCGCCTTAGTTCCATGCCAGTACTGATACTCTTCCTCCAGGCGGACATTCTCGATATCAAAAACTGTCCGGCCCGAATCCGGGTAGAAAACTGTAACATCCTGCCGTTTAAGCACTTTGTACACCATCCCAAAAGCTGTCACTTCACACTCTTGTTCGGGCCTGGAATACCCGGCATCCAAATATGCTCTTACGACCGCAGCAATAGTTGCACCATAGGCGTTATCAATTGTCCTGCTTCCAGCAGTGAAATGTATTACCTCGGTTTCGGGTTCAGGCCCTGCAGTTGCGACTGTCGCAACTTTCTTTTTCCGCTTCGGCTTCATTGCCCTGATATCCGGTATCTTCATGTCCGGGGTAACCTGCTCCCGCAGCCCATCATCCATGGGAAGCATCTCTATCAGCTGGCTGACATTGTACGACTCATATGCATCTTCCAGCCTCGGCAGTTCCCCTGGCTCTACCGGGATTCCGAATTTATCATACAGGTTGATACACCTGGACGCCCAAGACTTGTCCTTGCCGTATTCATCACCCAAAAACTCGTTAAAGCTGTCATAACCTTGTCCCTGCCACAGCTTTTCATCCCGGATGATTTTCAGGTAATAGCCGAAGCCTACAAAACCATTTTTGATATCCTTGTAGGATATATTGGCCAGCCGCCTGGTATCTATAAAGGTCAATCCTGTTTTCTTAACTTCCTCCATCACGTTTCCCCTTTCACTTTTGCTATCCTTGCCTTAAGGGCCGCAAGCAGGGAATCCTGCGTAACCTGCTTATTCTGCAGCGCTGCCATGACATCCTCATCCATCCCCCCGGATACAATCAAGTGGTGGATAATAACATTATCCGTCTGTCCCTGCCTGTGCAGCCTGGCGTTTGCCTGTTGATACAGTTCCAGGGACCAGTTAAGGCCAAACCATACGATAATGTTTCCACCCGCCTGGAGGTTGAGTCCGTAAGCGGCACTGGCCGGATGCGCCAGGAGCACATCTATCTTCCTCTCATTCCACTGGCTGATTACGCCCGGCCCCTTAAGCTCCGCTACCCTGAGTCCCTTCGGAAGGCACTTGATAATACGGGACTTGTCATGCTGGAAGTTGTAGAATACCAGTATCGGTTTCCCCTGGCTGCCTTCCACAATCTCCTTGAATGCCTCCAGCTTCTCGCCATGGACCTCCACTGCATTTTTGTCATTGTCATATACGGCCCCATTACAGAACTGCAGGAGCTTACCGGAAAGCACCGCTGCTGACCCGGCATCCAGTGTGGCCTCGTCCACTTCCAGAAGCATCTCACGCTCAAACTTCTCATATGCTGCCTGCTCCCTGGGATTAAGACGCACATGTATTACATTGTCAATTCGCTCTGGAAGCTGCAGGTAATCCTTTGCCTGCAGGCTGATGCAGATGTCGGATATCCGCTGCTGGATAATCCGGTCTGCCCCTGGAAGCGGCGCATATGAAAAGATGGTATCCCGGTTTCTGGATGCTGGCGAGAAATATTCTTCCCGGTACTGTCCTATCCTTGTCCCCAGCCGCCGTCCCTGGTCAAGCAGGTATATCTGTGACCACAGGTCCAGAAGGCCGTTTGGCGCCGGTGTACCGGTCAGCCCATAAATCCGGCGTATGTGGTTCCTCACCAGGCACAGGCTCTTGAAACGCTTGGCCTGCGGGTTCTTGAAACTGGACAGCTCATCTATGATTACCGTGTCAAACGGCCAGGCGTTGCGGTAATGGTCCACAAGCCATTGCACATTATCCCGACTCAGCACATACACATCTCCCGGGGTATTAAGGGCCTTTATCCGCTTCTCTCTGCTGCCAAGCACGGGGATAATCCGAAGCAGTTTCAGATGGTCCCATTTCCCGGCCTCTCGGGTCCAGGTATCCTCCGCCACTTTCTTGGGCGCTATTACTAATGACTTCCCGACCTCAAAACGGTTATACCGAAGGTCATTGACCGCGGTCAGGGTAATCACGGTCTTACCGAGTCCCATGTCAAGAAACAGGCCCAGGGCAGGATCTGATATCATACGGTTGATGCAGTACCTCTGGTAATCATGCGGTACAAACTTCATGGCTGCTCCCGCTTTCTTGATTCTTCAAGAAATTCTTTCAGTTTCCAGTCCTGCCAGGCCGGATCCTTTCCTGCATCTGACGCTATGTACATGATTGCCCTGCCTATATCCGGCTCCCGGTCAAGCACACAAGCTGCGCACCCCAGTTCTCTTAGGGCATGTATCCTTTTACTCTGCAGTACTGTTGCCTTCTTCCCCTCCTGTTTAAGCTCCACGAACCCGATCCGGCCTCCGGGGAGTATCACCAGCCTGTCCGGCACGCCGGCATTACCGGGGGAGACAAACTTGAATGCGATACCGCCACATTTCTTCACCGCTTCCGTGAATTTCTTTTCAAGTTCTTTTTCAAGCATTTTGACGCCTCCTTTTTACCCCTTGGCAACAACGGGCTACAGCATTCTATATATATATATACGCGTATGCGGGCGCAGGGGTATTATATATACATTACCCTTTATTTTATATTTATATATATAAGAATGTTGCCACTGTTGCTTAAGGGTTTAACCCTTGATTTTCAAGGGTTTTTACAGCAACATTGGATTGTTGCCTCCTGTTCCCATTGTTGCCTTTTACAATTTTTGGAATGTTGCCGGGCAACAATCTAATCTTGTCTCCTGGCTTAGAACATATCCCCTCTGTTTTCCATAGTATGGACCAAATGGAATGGCTCCGGAGCTCCGTTCCCATCCAGACAGACCGGATAGTATGCTATTGATTTCATGGGCATCCGACTTCTTCATCATCTTCAAATCCCCATAAAAGCATTCACACCATATCTCTGCTGCACACACCCTGTCACGCGGCAAAAGCAGGTTCTCATCATAATCCCGCCCCGCAAAGTTCCAGAACTCTCTCCTGGCTGCCAGGTCCTTCCGGCTCCAGTCTACCGGTATCTTCCTGCCCAGGAACTCCCGGATGATACCCTCCTTAGGATTGCTTTCCTTATGCTCCTCCTGCTGGCGTACCGCTTCCTCCGCCACGGCTCCCTCCAGAAACAGCTTCTCGCCGCACTGCCATCTCATAAAGGCCTCCGCCCAAATCTGGTCCACTTCACCTGGCAGCTGCTCAAACACATTTTTTCTGCTGGGGATTTTTCCAAGGTCAATCGGCCAGAACCGCCTGTTGCCTGTCTGGTCTTTCAAAAACTCTTTGTCATTGGTTGTTCCTACGATGATGCAGGAACGCGGAAATGGCTTCGTCCGCCTTCCGTACGGCTCCCTGTAGACATCTTCTGTTTTACTCATGAACTGTTTGACGGTGTTCATCTCTGACTTATTCATACCGGCCAGTTCCCCGGCTTCTATAATCCAGTATCCCTGGATCAGCTCCGCCGCGTCCTTCCCTTCAAAGGTTGCCAGGCTGTCTGAGTACCAGTCCTTGCCCAGGAATCGGAAGAACGTGCTTTTCCCTACGCCTTGGGCGCCGGACAGTATCAGCATACAATCAAACTTAATCCCGGGCACCATGGCCCTGGCAACGGCGGCAGCCAGCGTCTTGCGCGTGGCATCCCTTGTATAGGTACTGTCCTCCGCCCCAAAATAATCAGTCAGCAGAGTATCAATACGCGGAATACCATCCCAGACCAGCCCGGTCAGATATTCCCTTATCTTATGCTGCTTATGGTTTGTCGCATATACAGCCATTGCATCATATATCCTCTCTTTCCCGGTTATCCCGTATACTTTCTCTGTATAATGCCTGAGCCCTGAGTCATCCTCGTCCGCCCAGGCTCTCAGCTTGTAATTGTCCTTTGGCGCCTCCCAAGGCATGGCCTGTCCAACAACCGCCCTGTTCGCGAACTCATCATGCCAGAACCGCCCGTTCAGTTTTGGGTCATGGTTCAGTATAATGAGGACATTGTCGATGGTATTGAGGGGCTGCCCTGTCCGTGAGCTGCACTTAAGCTCTCCCATCCATTCAAAATCCGGGACTCCCTCTGTCTCCCCCTGGACCGGCTGTGAAAAGTCCTCCTGAGCCTTCCGGTACCGCTCCAGGGCCATTGCCTTGGATACCGGCTCCTGCTGCAGGGCAAATTCACACATGGCCTTAAATGATGGCAGCTGTGTCACTGGGGTTTCCGGTTTCGCGTCATAATCCTCCTCGTTGAATTTATGGAGGCGGACCAGGTCGAACGCGTTGCAGAGTTTTCCGCTGGCCGGATCCGTGGCGTGGTGGCTGTATAGGAAGTTGCCGCCGTCATATAATACGGCACCACCCATGGTTGAGCCCTCGCTGTATGTATACCGGCCCTCCCCGCAGGGGATGTACGCATCCGGTATAAACTGTGCGATGGCTTCCGTCACATCGTATGCCCGGCAGAACGCACCTACCACCCCTTGCTTTTCCAGCGGGTCACCCTGTTTCTTTGCCGACCGGTCCCTGAGCTTTGCGGCCCCCGGTACCTCAGGCCATTCCGCCACGTTGCGCCAGTTTTGGTAGAGCCCCAGAACCCCGTCCTTTGACAGGAATGGCTTATCCCCATAAAGAAATACATACTCGCTGTCCGCACTGCAGCTTGGCCAGTACATGAGCCGGACCGGCTCAAACGTGGTAGGGTCAAATATCTGTATCCCCAGGAAAGCCGCCACTTTCCGGGCTATAGGCTCATATTCATCCGCCGTGCATGCCGCGTCCAACGGAAGGATGATGCGCAGCCTGGGGGCCGCGCCCTCATGTTTCCTTGTGGAATATACAGCATAGGAACACCCCAGTGCCTCCACGGCATTCAGGGCTGCCTGTGTCCCTCCGGGAATGATGTTGTCCGCATCCAGTGTAACCAAGTGCCTGTCACCGGCGTTCTCATTCCTGCGGGCCTCCCCGTTCAGTTCCCCGCCGACAAAGCCTCCGACATCCTTTAATTCATCCTGACGCGCCTTTGTAAGCCCTTTATACTCCGCAAAGGTTTCACCCGTGCGTTCCGGCCTGGATATCCGTTGGACGAAATCCGACCACAGGAGCTCCTGCCGGTGCCAGGACGTAGCTTTCCTGCTCGTACCTACTGATATTCTGATTTTCCTGTCATTCACGAACATAAGCCTACTCCTTTTTGTAATAATCTCCTGTGAATCCATCCGCATTCAGAGGAAGCCCCTCAGCCCATGCCGGAGGCCTGCACATGAGGCTTATTGCCTCCTCCAGACTCTGCCTGCCGCCCTTGGGAATTTCCAGTATCACCTCGTCATGGATATGGAAGTTAATCCGGTACCCTGCCGTATGCAGGTTCACCATGGCATTGGCCAGACAGTCTCTTGCCACGGCCTGTACGATATTCTCCGTGAGTTTGCCGCCGTAGGTCGGGAGCAAATCCCATTTATGGCTCTTTTGATTCTGCCCCATGAAATAGATTCGTTTGTAATTCCTCTCGTCCGGAATCATCTGGGGTTTAAGGTAGAACAGCTTACGGCCACTTGGTAGGGTAACCATCATCCGGTCCGTATCCCTCGAGAAGGAAATGCCGTTCGGCAGGGATGATATCACACCATATTCCACGCATTCCGCCGCGTGTCGCTCTATGCTGTACCACAAATCCACAATCCGTTTGTTTGATGCCCGCCACCTCTGTACGATGTCCGGCAGTTCATCTTCATGAAGGCCCATCCGCAGGGCGCCCATCTGGATAAGGGCCCCAGCCGCACCTTGGTATCCCAAGGCCAGCTCAGCGACCTTTCCCTTACTACGCAGGGCGTATTCCGGGTTCCCTTTCTTTATTTTCTCTATCGGCACCCCGAACATGGTACTGGCCGAGGCTTCATAAATCTTCCCGTGCGTCCGGAACACATCCAATCGCCATTCCTCTCCCGCCAGCCAGGCAATCACACGCGCCTCTATGGCCGAGAAATCAGCCACGGCGAAGGTGTATCCGTCTCCAGGTATAAATGCCGTCCGGATGAGCTGTGAGAGCGTGTCAGGCACATTCCCGTATATAACCCGGAGGGCATCTATTTTTTGTTTCTGCACAAGCGCTCTGGCCGTATCCAGGCTGTCAATATAGTTTCGTGGCAGGTTCTGCACCTGCACAAGCCTTCCGGCCCATCTCCCTGTACGGCAGGCCCCATAGAACTGCAGGAGCCCGCGTACCCGGCCGTCATCACACAACGCATCCTGCATGGCCTGGTACTTCTTCACCGAGGTCTTTGCCATCTCCTGACGTATCCGAAGCATAGCCTGTACGTCATCGGTTCCGGATTCCTGGGACAGGAGGTCAGCAACCGTCTGCTTGTTCAGACTCTCTATCTCCACGTCTGCATTGTTTATGACCCATTGTTTAAGCTGTGCTACACTGTTTGGGTTATCCAGCCCCGTGATATTCCGGGCTTTCTCAGTCAGTTCTTCTGTCATTTGGGCACTGATTGCCAGCGCTCCATTTATCAGGGCCGTATCAAGAGCCACTCCGCCGATATTAATCGCCTGGTCAATCACCCATAATTGATGCTCGAATGCAGGCACTGGATACTCCGCCAGCCGGTTCTTAATTTCCCGTTCGGTCACCACATCCTGTCCGCAGTATTCCTTAAACAGCTTCCACTTATCCGGAGCATGTCCCGGAAGATTCCTGGTACGCCCACCGTTCCGTTTCGTACGGGCGCATGGGGTACAGAAATATTTAATCAGTGACTTGCCTGTGGACAGTTTACGCTTGTCTTCGGTAAATTCCATGGCCCTGCCGATGGCATCCAGCCCTCCTGCATATCCGCAGTACCATGCATGGACCATGGTGCATTGCCATTGCTCCAGATGTGTCTCAAAGAACTTACTGAGGCAGTAATATTCAAATGCTGCATTGAATGCCGTCTTCACGACTTCGGGCCTGTGCAGATCCATGACTGTGTAATACGGGATTTTCTCCCCCCGTGCCAGGTCTACGACCTGTACCGGATTATCGTCATAAGCATAGGCAAACAGAAGGATTTCAAAATCAGGGGACTGTACATATTTGTACAGCCCTGATTTCCGGATATCTACACTGCTATATGTTTCTATGTCAATACTTAGGGTCCTCAAATCCCCATCACTCCCCCGGCTGGCAGCGGCCTTCCCGTCACCGGGTCAATCGCCTGCTGCTGTGGCGCCCCGCCTGCAGGAGGGGCGTACCCTATAGGTGCCGCCGTATATCCCGGCATCATCCCGGGAGGGCTGGCCGGCGCGCCCCCAAAACCGCCGGCTGGCTGCTGATAAGCCTGAGCCTGGTAGGACGGCGGCTGATACGCCTGAGCCTGGTAGGACGGCGGCTGATACGCAGGCTGCCCATACCCGTTCGTGGCTGCCGCGGAACCTGCATACGCATTGGACCCGCCGAAGTCTTCTTCTGCTGTCGTCCTGCCGGACAGGGGGTCCCCGTCGGCAATCTTCTGTATGTTGTTAAGTCCGCATCCCACTCCACGGTTACCATTTGTATTGTATGGATAAAAATTGACCGTTGCCCGGGCATAGCAGCCAGAATAAAATGCATTTGGGTCAAGAATTGGCTGGATGTTGATATCCACCACGGAAGGCCTGGTCCTGCTTGATGCACGCAGTACCCAGTGGCCCCGGCACTCCTCTCCCCATGGCTCTCCGTTCTGTTTGGTCCCGTCACCGTCATACAGGGGCATGGAGGGTCTTGCCGGCATCTGTCCGCCAAACGTTTTCTGTAGTCCTTCCTGCAGGGCCCGGTTCATTTCCGCCACAACGGCATTGTATGTATTTACATCGGATTTTGGGATGAGCATGGTTATCTGATACTTGGCCTCCCCACCACCTGGCGGTGTAGATGGCTCAAACACATGGGCGTAACTCGCCCTGAATCTTCCAACTAACATGTTTTTTCTTCCTCCTTATATTGATTCTCCCCACCGAAATCCTCCTGCGGGGTAGTGTCTTTTTGGTATGGCGGACGTTTGTCCCCCTTAGGTGCAAGCGTGGGTTTTCCTTTTGGTTTCACAATAAATGGCATAAGGATTGTGTTGAAGTCATCCTTATTGATCAGTTTCTCCGCCTCAGTCAGAGTTACCGGAATCCGCTCGTAAAACAGGGCCTTCTTATATCCGGCCTCCACCAGTGCGGCATATGCCTTATCTGGGTCAGGGAGTTCCCGGTTGCTCCTGCCCTCCACCAGTTTCCACCCTGGAACATCCTCATCCGCCAGCAGTTTGTCGAGGGCGGCCGCGCGGACCTTCTTGATCCAGGGTGCTGCGAATTCGAGAAAGGGAAGGATAGAGCCAATTTCACCATTGGTCAGGAGCTCTGCGGGTATCATCTTCCCTGTAATTGGGTCCGTATGTTTCTGCAGGGCCGCCATGTTTTCCTCCATCCGGAACCGGCAGGTTCCCGCGGCAGGACAGAAGCAGTCATCACACCAGGAGCCCTGCCTAAAATCCCCCTTGCCTTCCCAGGCCAGTTCCGCTGCAGGCTTTACGGTCTGCTCTGACCAGGTTTGGAGCTGACCGGCGGAAATCTCCCAGCGGGAGAAGTTCTTTGTCCGCGGCTGCACAATATGCAGGATGACCCGTTCTACAGGAAATACGATTCCGTACTCAGCAATAGCCCCGACCGCATACAGCATCATCTGCGGATTTTCCTCCGCACTGACTGTAATGCCCTTACCATACTTGAAATCCACCACATGGCAGTCTGTACCGCTCAGAATGATACAGTCAGAGAAGCCGTAGCCATCCCGGGCGACATGCCCATAATGGACTTCCTTTTCAATCACAATCTTAGGCGGCACCGGATAGCTGTAGGCTATCTTCTGTATGTAGTCCACATATTCGTCTGTATAGCGCTCCATCTCAGGGTCATACTGCCCGCGCTTCTTTAATTGATTGTGTGCAGTTTTAAATGTCTTTTCTGGCATCCCCGGCTCAATGAACAATTTCCGCAGCTTCAACTCACAGATATCGTGAGCCAGCGTACCTTCTTCCGCGTAGTCAGATGTTGATTCTGGAAATGCTTCGGACAGTCTCGCAGATGGCGGGCAGTTTATCCACCGTTTGGCACTGGATGCCGACAGCAACGCGTGTTTCCTCTCTTCTGCCATTAGATGTTTGCACCTGCCCCTCTCAACTGCGTCACAAGTTCCGGATACCGTTCAACCGGCACTTGCATGAGGGACATTGCGCCAAACTGTCCCAGTATCTGCATCACATAGTCCCGCTTGCCCTGGTCGATGAGTCCAGTCAGTGCAATGGCTATCTGGTCCTGGGTATAGGATTGTGTGGTAGCTGTCGTTGGCAGTGCCCCCTGTCCGGCCTGTCCCGTGAAGGGCTGTTGGTATTGCATCACGCCTGGCTGTCCTGTAGCAGCTCCAGGAACACCTGACTGCTGTGGCCCCGAAGCTGCCGGTCCTGGGTTCTGATAGTTCCCAGCCATCTGCGTTGACTGCGGGCCGGCAGGAGTAGATTCACTAAAGGAAGCAGTCACTCCTCCCTTTCCTAACGCCTGCGCCAGGTTATTGATTGCCTGTGCGATTGTATCAAGTCCTGTAATATTAATGTTCATGTTTGCCATCTTCGTTTTCCTCCGTTTTCATATTCATGGTTTCCGTTGTATTCTCTTCCCTGCAGGAGCATTTCTCCCCCGGGTCAAGATAGGCCCCACAATGAGGGCATCGGATATAATAGCTCATGCGGCGTGCCTCCTTTTATGGTTGATTTTTCCGCCATAATCCCTTACAATAAGAATGTGCTAAACTATTTGTCCATGGGCCTCTTGCGGTTGCCGCCGCTGGGGTCCATCTCTTTATAATCTTTCAAAACATTAACCCATGCATCAGCAGGTAAAGCGGGGTCATTGATTGCGCGTCCTATACCGTTAATAATGCAGGCGGAAGCATATTCCTCTCCATATTCCGCACACCATTCATGTAGCAGGTCCACAATGGCCTCTAAGTCATCCTTCTTTTTCATTGTCCTAACACCCTCCTACTCTTTGACATAGACAGACTTGGTATCGTTGTCATATACCAGCCGCAGCGTGTTGCCGATATCGTCCTCTATCATGGCCTCGTTGCCATCCATGCCCAGCTTGATATAATGCATGTCCAGTCCGATGGAACGGCACCAATCCCTGACCGCCAGCTCCGCAATGCTCTTTATGCTTCCAAACAATTCTCCTCACCTCCCTTCTATGCAAATATCAGCTCATACTTTGGTCTTTCACTCTCATACTCGACCATCGCGTAAAAATAACCACAGTTGTGATACAATACAGGAATCCGGTCATCATTATCAGCACAACCAAAGCCACTTGAACATCCTTCATTCTGCTTATACTGTTCCCAAAGAGCATCTGCCAGAAGGCTGGACGCTTCCCTACTCCTTGTTAAAAACACTTTATATGTTTTCATCCTCATATCCTCCTCTCACAGACTAACGCCCATGGCCTCCGCCATGACCACGATAGATACCATCCACATCCCCAGCAGCCAGATAACCGCCGGTACAATCCACTTAGTTGCCCTCATGATTGGGCCGTCCCGGCGTCTCCTGCGCTGTCGGAAGGTCACCATACGCCTGTGCCCCATGATATTGGTCATCACCGCAGTTGCCGGTCCCACAAAATCCACGCGCCAGCCGGGATACTGGACCGCTGCTCTGGCGCGGATGGCTAACTCAGTTACATTTGTCATTGTGCTTGTCCCTCCCCTTGGAATACTGGGTAATCTTCAATGAATTGCTCCAAATCGCTTCCCCGAATCTTTAT